AGAAGTAGCAGGATACCGACCGGCGGTGCGCCACGGCGAGGCGCATAATCATGCGGTCTAGCCGCTCGGCGTCTGGCGGGTCTATGGGGTCCATCGGCCCCTCGGCTTCCTCGCCGGAGTCGCCCTCGCCCTGCCTGTCAGCGCGGCCCATGCCGTAGATTGAGCCGGTTACGGCGTTAGCATCGGGCTTGCATGAGTCCTGCCTGCCCCACCGGCCCCAGTTGACTAACCGGCCCACCATCACGTCGAAATCGGACAGGCCGGTCATCCTGGTGTCTCCGACTTGGCGAGCCGCTTGCACAGGTGCGGCCACAGGTCAACGATATCCAGCGCGGAGCCGCCCAAGTAGCGCAGGCGCAACCGTCCCTCGTCGGTGTAGCCCATGATTGCGGCCTTTTTGCCACTCGGCAGGGCCACCCATGCGCCTTTCGGCCAGAGCTTAGAGTTTAGCGGTTGCACGTCATCCCCACTGTTCGGCAAAAGCCTGCGCCACCCCGGCATATGTTCTGCTGCGCTCTTTCCAACGATCCGGTCCTGGCGGCATCCTATGAACCTTTGCGACTCGGCCGTCAACCACGTTCGTCGGCGTCAGCTTCGGCAACCCCTTTAGCCATAAACACGTCGCCTTGGTTTCCCCGTGCCCAAACATCCACGGTTGAATAATTTGATCGGGTTTGCGAATGCGCGACGAAATCACTGAAACAGGGTTTTCAAGTGCTATACGCACAATCGGCGCTTCTAGCAGGAGCGACACAAACGCAAGTGCATCAGCCTGTTCGGCAAGCTTGCCTCTAAACCACCTAGCGCCGCTAACAGCCAAATGCGTGCAGGGCGGATGCGCGATCATCAAATCCCAACCGTCATCTAGCACGTCCAGCACGTCGCCCTGAATGTGGGGCCCCGGCGCTTCGGTCGGCAACAGGTCGCACGACCACGCGTCGTGACCGCGCCGCAGGAATGCATCCCGCACCACGCCGCTAAACTCACAGGCCACCAGCACGCGCACGGCGCTCCCTTCCCTTTGGCATCCATCCGGCCTGTACGCTCACGCCCAGCCCTCCGGCTGCCCTTACCCTATCCTCGGCCGTGGCGCCCCACTGGCGGCCCGTAGCGCGGTCCTGCACGTAGGTTACGGTCGCGCCGAACGTGGCTTTGTAGTCGTCCACCCATGCGGCGAATTCTGGATTCTCGGCCCGCAGTCTGGGCAGCGATACCGCCTCGTCCGCCCGGGCCTTGGCGAGGATGCGCGCAACCCGAGCCTGCAGGTCATCGGCCACAGGTCGGCATCCGGTAGCGGGCGTATTTCGTCGGACAGTAGGTCTTGGACCGCGTTTCGAGCATTTCCGTCCAGATGAACTCACCCGACCGCCGCAAATCCTCGATCACGCTCGCCAGCCGGCTAATGCTGTACCGCTCCCACGCCTGCGCCTGCGTGATCGATCCGCGCCGCTGTAGGTGCTTCAACACTACGTCACGTTGCCGAAGTTTCATGCCGCCCCCCTCACCTTGGCTGCGATCCTGTCTCTAAACGTCGCCATCGTCTCACCGGCACGCGGCGACAGCCCGATTGCGGCTCCCTGGTTGATAGTCCGATCGTCCGTAGTCCACCACGCATTCACCACGGGCGGCGGGCGATTCACGGCCGGCGCCCGTCTCAGCCAGTTCTCCACAAACAGCCAAACGTTGACCGGCCGACGACGCGGATAACGCAGCAACCAAAGGTGCATTTTCGCCAACTCGTTTGCAACATCGCGGGTCGGCCATTTTCTCCGCAGCGCGTCTACTGTGTCTGTGGATAACTCTAGCTCTGAGTCTTTACCGGTTAGCCTCATCTAGCCCCCATGCCCGTTTGGTGGACGCACCTAGCCTTGCCCCGCTAAGTGCGTTCGTCCTTCTGCCATGCCCGTTCGGAGCCACAGCACCCGCCAGCCTTTCGACGCATCGGCGCTAGCTTCGCCACCGATATTTGCGGTCCTTCCGCGTCTGCCTTCCAGTACCGCTATTCGCCGCGTCGCCCTGTCGTCTGCCCTACCGACGGCGCAGCGTAAACCTAGAACCCGCTTCGCTCGTCGAATGCCTCGTGCCCATCGTGCAGGCAGTGCTCAGCCAGCCGCAGCAACACGGCCGCCAGGTCCATTGACTCGGATGCGATCTGGTGCCGGTTATTCTGATGCACCGCCTCGCGCAATTCGTCCCATTCCTCGCACGCCACGCCGAGCGCCTCGTGCGCCGAGGCGAAATCGCCGTAGCGCGCTTGGGCGCGGATCGCGCGCATGGAGATTTCGTTCAGCGGCGAAGTCATGCTGCGAACAATTGCGATTGCGCGGTAACGCCGGCCAGATTCTCGCAGGCCTGCCGCCAGTATTGATCCTTCAACTCAACGCCAACGAACCGCCGTCCGGCCTTGAGTGATTCGTAGCCTTCGCTGCCGATCCCCATGAACGGGGACAGCACGACGTCTCCGGGATTGCTCCAAAGCACCAGCGCGCGCTGGATCACGTCCAGCTGCAGCGGGCACAGGTGCTTTTCATCCTCGGCCGACCGCGCCGCCCGGACGTTCAAGACGTTGGTCTGGTTCACGGTCATCCAGACCGGAGATGCCCACTCCTGCCATTGGTCAAGCGGGAATGATTCCGGCGTATGTGTGATCGGATTCGCGTTTTCGCCGGGCTTCACGAACGTGATAAGGTAATCCGGCATCCCGCCGCGCGACTTGGCGCTGTCCGATTGCAATTGCTTGTACAGCAACCCGACGTGCTTAGTGCGCGTCATCTCGACCACGGGGCAGCGCCAAATTGTGCGCCGCGAGTGCATCACCCATCCGGCGTCCTGATGCGCGCGAATGATCTGCCCTGAAAAGTCCTTGATGCCAACGTGGCCGTCACGCCATTTGGTCATCGGCAGGTCAGAACAATGCACCGCGGTAAGTCGGCCCGGCTTCGTGCATCGGTAGATTTCGTGCACAAGGTATGCGTAGTGGTCAAGGAACTCATCATCGCTGGCGCTGTTGCCCATGTCGCACTCTGAATCAGAGTAGACGAACAACGACGAGAACGGCGGCGAGTAGATCGAAAGGTCCACGCACGCATCCGGCATCTGGCGCGTGATGTCAACGCAATCACCGTTATACGCGGCCCACGCGTCTCCGTGTTGTTCGTTCAGGCAGCGGATAGCCACGATGGAAGTCTCCCGTTGTGGTTAGGAATGTAAGAAACGCGCGTCTGCGATTGCTTGCCCATGTTTCGCAGCATCGCTGCGCGCATTGCGGACTTCATGCTGTCATGGTCGCCGGCCTTCCGGTCAATCACTGCCCCGATTGATTCCTCTCCGGTAGCGACGGCGACATGGACATCGACGCTGTTTTTCTGCCCGAAGCGCCAGAATCTGCGAACCGCCTGATACCACGACTCGTAACTGAACGACCGGCCGACAAAGACCGTATGCGCGCAGTGCTGCCAATTCAATCCGAACCCGCAGATGGACGGCTTCGTGATAAGCACTCGCGCCGAGCCGTCCGCGAAGGCATCAAGCGCCGACTCCTTAGCCTCGATGCTCATCGAGCCGCGAACTTCCGCAACGCCAGAGACGCCGCGCAGCCGGTCTTTGACGGCGTCGGCCTCGTAATCCGTATCTACCCAAATGACCCACGGCAGCGCGTTGCTGGTCACCAACTGCGCGGCGATACCAGCGCGCTCGCCGGCGGTCTGTCGCTTCACGTCGTGCATGTTTGTTGCCGACACGATATCGTGCGCGAACAAATCGCCGTCCGGCGCCTTCAGTTTTGAGTCCACAGTATGACGATGCACATTCAGCGGCGGGAGGATAAATCCAGAATCGTCATCGCCCAGGTCTGAAGGCGAGGCAGCCATTCGGCACCATGACGCCATCCAGTCCCAAAATTCCGACACGCCGTGGCGCTTCAGACGCCACGATTGCGATGCAACCGACGTATCGTTGATGAAGAATCGCGACAGCATTTCCATAGACGTCATGACGCCGCAGAATTGCGCGTGCTGGCCAAGCTCCATGTGATCGTTCGGCGCAGGCGTGGCCGTGGCGGATAGCCGGAAACGATGCGAGGCGAATGCCGCGATCAGGTCGCGCGATGTCTTGCCGCTAAAATTCTTGAGAATCGACGATTCATCTAGCGACACCGCGCCGAACTCATCCGGCGTCAATCGGTCTAGGCGATCATAGTTGCAGATGTTGATCCCGGATCGCGCCTCGGACTGGTCGCGTATGACGGTGACGTCGTACCCGAACTTGAGGCCCTCGGCTGCGAATTGATGGGCTACCGCAAGTGGCGTCAGGATCAGCGCGCGTCCGTTCGTTTCGCGCAACGCGTGACTCGCCCATTCAAGCTCGCACAACGTTTTTCCTAACCCCGTATCCAAGAATAGCCCACCACTGCCAACGCGCAGCAGGAAGCGAACACACTCGGACTGGTACTGGAATAGATGCGCCGCCAAGTCGTCAACGACCACCCCGCGTTCGACGGCGCGGGGCCGCTTTCCGGCCAAAAATGATTCGTAGCTCGTCACGCCAGCATCATCCTAAGGTCGGCTACCGCGTCGCCCAGCTGCTGCGGCGTGTAGCGCAGAATGTGGAACCCGAGCAGCGCGGCGGCGTTGTATTTCGCCATG